GAGAACCTTGAAGCAGATGATCTTGTGGCAGGCTGGATACAAAGTCATCCCGCAGACAATCATGTGATTGTGAGCAGCGACACAGACTACTATCAACTGTTAGCAGACAATGTCACACAGTACAATGGAGTGTCGGACGAACTTCACACACCGGAAGGCATCTTTGACTACAAAGGCCGGCGTGTGATAGACAAGAAGACCAAGGAACCCAAGGTTATTCCTGATCCAAAATGGCTGCTGTTTGAGAAGTGCATGCGTGGTGATGTGAGTGACAATGTGTTTTCGGCCTATCCAGGTGTGCGAGTAAAAGGCAGCAAGAACAAAGTAGGCCTGCAAGAAGCATTTGCCGACATGGACCGTAAAGGTTTCAATTGGAACAATCTCATGTTGCAACGCTGGGTTGACCATAATGAAATTGAACATCGCGTGTTGGATGATTACGAACGCAATCGCACCTTGATTGATCTTACTGCGCAACCTAATCATGTGAAGAGTTGGATGGCAGAAACCATTGCTATCAATTCTGTGACAAAAACTATTCCACAGATTGGAGTTAAGTTCATGAAGTTTTGCGGTAAACACAATCTTGTAAAAATTGGTGACCAGGCACAGCGGTATGTAGACTTTTTGAATGCTGGCTATCCGGAGAAAACATGAACAAAGAGTTGTTGAGAAAATTACAGTTACAAGCAGGTGGATCACACTATCCTGATATCAATCCGCAAATACAAGAAAAGTTTGCCGAGTTGATCGTCGGGGAGTGTTCTAGGATCGCCGATGATTGGGTGAATAACGAAGACAATGGTGAGAACTACCCCAGCGACAAGATCAAACAACATTTCGGAGTTGAAGAATGAACGAACGAATTAAAGAACTTGAATCCCAATGTTGGGAACCTCGACAGTATGGCCCTTCTTGGTTTAACTCAGAAAAGTTCGCCGAGTTGATTGTTAGGGAATGTATGTCAATTATCAAACAAGGGGATGGGTTAGGTAACGAAGATGATTTTGATAAAGGATTTCAAGCAGGAATAGCAATGGCATATAATCGCATTAGGGCACAAATGGGAGTTGAAGAATGAGCACACCTAAAATCGTTTTTGATCCTGCGTTTTTTGAAAACTTTGAAGGTACTCAGGAAGAGTTGGATCAAGCCATGGAAGAAATCGTGCAGATGTTTGAAGGTAAAACAGCCGAGGAGATCCGGGCCATGAGCCAACCGGTGGATTGGGACGATCTGGAGCCCGACCAAGCAGAAAAACTCGTCAACGCACTAGACTCCAAAGGAAGGTACTTGCAATGATCACTCTCAAAGAATGGATGGAACTGGTAGAATATCGCATCACTGAAGGCGACAATTACCTGTGGCAGTGTTTTGGAGATAACGCCTTCGGCCTCAGTTCTTGGAACGGAGACCACGATGGCTGTAGTTTTAACATCGTGTTTGATTCCAACACACAGGTGGTCTACACTGTTGAAGCCTGTGATTTCAAAAATCAGCGTGCCTATCGCATGATCAATCCCGATTACAAGGCAGCGCACGACGATGAAGCTCTCGATCGCAAGGTCGATCCCAAACAGGCCTGGGATGATGTTAACTATGTGGACCTAGAAACCGACGACGACTTTATCCAGAAGGCTCTGGCCATCCGCGCAGGTGAGGACTATGACACCCGAGTAGAAGTGCCCCTGGACTTGGATGAAACAGTTTTGTTCGAGCTGATGAAGGTAGCACATCAACAGGACATCACGCTGAATCAGCTGATAGAGCGCATCATACGAGATGCCATAGATCAAGCGGAAATGCTAAATGACTGGACCGGTGTCGGTCCACTAGACAGCCAATACCCCGATGGTGATGGATATTGGGTCGAGGATGGCGATAAAAGCAAGAAAAAGAAAAAGAAAAAGAAAAATGATGACTAAACCGGCCTCAAGTCCTGATCGACACAGTTTTCAACGAGAAGGCTATGTGAAACGCATGGAAGAAAAAGGTGAAACTCCCAACGAAGACTATATAAACATGTTTGCTCGCATACTCGAAGATCACAAACACAAGTTTGACGATCCCGCCAGCCGAGAAAACAACCTTGAGTATGATCTCCTGACCACTGACTGGATCTTGACCAAGGTACGAGAAAGCGATGCGTATGCGCAGAATCTCTACGCAGCCATGTGCAACACAGAGTGGCAAAAGCGCGAAGTCATGCCCATACTACGAGACGAATATTGGTCCTGCTCCTGGCGCTATGCTGGCGGCATTATCGCAGACATGCGTGAGCAAGGGGACTATATAGACTGGTATTGTTCGGGCATGGGTCCTGACGGAAATGGCAACGGTCACGGTAATGACCCCACTAAAACTTATGTGGGTGAAGGCGAAGTCACAGAAGAAATTGCCGATGACCTATACAAGCTAGGCTGGGTATGCAAAGAAGATAAGGGAGATTGACATGACTGAATTCAAAAAAGAAAAGTTTGGCTATGAGCCTACCACCATACAGCTCACTCGTGGCCAAATAACACAGATGTATGAAATGATTAATCATTTCAATGATCAAGAAACATTTGCTCTCAAGGTAGAAGATGGAAAACTGAGTTTTAATTTTACCATTGAATTTGAACCAGAAAATGACAAACAGAAAGCAAGGTAAAACCAGCATGACCGAACTCAAAGCAACCCCTGTGGTAAAAAATAAATTTTGGATTGTGGAAAAGGATGGTGAAAAAGTGGCCACTATCCAAACCACCAACGATGGCATTGTATGGGTAGACTCGGCCAGCAGAGAAAAGTATCCCACAATCAAGATGTTGGCCAACAAACACAATGTGGAATTTGTGAAACCCACTGCTAAAAAGAAAGAGAAACCTGCTGCTGAAGTAAATGGATTTCCTTCTGTAGGCAAACCTTACAATGCATTATATGATGTGAGTAAACGGTTACCAATTTACACCAAAAACAATAAAAGCAAAAGTTTTTACTGTGCCGGTTATTACCTTGTGAAGTTGAATCATAACTGGACCAAGGCATACAATCCTAAATTAATAACTTTGCAAAGATATGATTTTCAAGGACCGTGGCGCACCGCCGACGAACAATTGCAGGCTGCAAGGAAGTGTTATGGACTATAAACCTACCATGCATATTGTGAATTTTTCCGACAGAATTCGTGCATTGAATCAATTGCGTACCCCTGAACTGCGTCTGACCGCAGCGGAGGCAAATAATCTACATGCTGACATAACCACCATGCTGGCTGAAATAGCCAGGCTTCATCTTCAATTGCAAAATAATTCTAACCAGACAATTGAAGTACAACTAGATGGGGGCAAGTTCTAATATATGCCCAGATTTCTGTGATAAATAATATTACTAGGAAATTAAAATGAGTAGACCTAAACCGGTTGTGTTGTTGGAGCATGTGAACAAGACCACATTCAAAAGCGACCAAGTGCTAAACAGTGAAGGCATCTGGGCGGTATTCTACGACAGCAAACCAATCAATCTTAAGAATCATAATATTCTTATAGCCTATCCAGGGCCAAAGTATAAAAAAGTCAGTTTCAGTAATCCCGGACATGCCATCAATCTCGCAAAAAAATTAAACAGCCTTTTCAAGACTGATAAGTTTTCGGTGGTACTGCTCAAGCAAGGTGATCAAATCTATCCATAAACCTGGAAGGCAAAGACAATGGGAACAACAATTGTTTGCCAATGGCAAAATGCCTTCGGACCAAATTTGGCGTAATGTTCTAAACCCAAATAGTCTTAGACTTACTCTGGCAGCGCATCGTCTGCTGTTGCAAAATCAAATAAAATTTTATAAATTTCAACTGGACAGCATTACCAATCTTCAATTGCTTCAATTGGACAGATTATTAGCAAGTCCGTATTTTGTTCGTGATAGAAAACACATTGAACTAATGGGTGAACAGGATGCTATCATGCTGGAGTTGCATGCTAGTAATCTCAAACAATATTTAGATAACCTCGGCGATGAATAAATTTGTTAAAAACAACAGGGTGGCTGTGTTGACCAACCCAACAACCGGATGGTATACCGTACATCAAGATCAAACCAAATTGTTTGACCCAGACCTAGTGCAAAAAGTTTTGAATCAAGACCCTACTGCTCCGCCTGAACTAATAGTAGAATGGCTAGTACCAGGCGACCACTTTGTAGTAGAATGGTTTCAGGGCCTCGAGGTAATAAGAGTGTTTGTGCCAGACATCTTTTTACCATTTTCTCGTAACGATGCTTGGCTTGTGGCCTAGGTTGACAAAAACGCCACTACTGTTTTATACTACAGGTAAATTCTAGGAGATGTCATGAAAATTGGATTCAGTTTTGGCCGATGTGTGCGCGACCTTGTGAAGGGCATTGTCCAACAAGAAGATGTTCTTTGCATTATCGCTAGAACACACATGCTAACAGATGATCATGTAAAAACTGTGGTTGGCAGTTACCTGGCTGAACCTACCTATTTGTATGGTTTAGACAAACACACATGCGAAACAGTGGCTCTAGAATTGTTTCACAATGGAAAAATACTTGAGCCTCGTGCCAACGGCATTGGTGTGATGAAGGTTCCGCGTGAGTATGTTTGGATGGATCTTTTTCCTACCGTGGCCGAGCTGCAAAACGAAGGTGTTAGGCATGCATGGGAAAGTTA